CTAACATTGTATTTTTTCTTTCGCTTTTCTCCCCTCTTAAGCTGTTGATCCTTTTCATATTCTTTCAAGGTTGAGACTAAATCATTTAAACTACCATATTGTTCAATTTCCTTCTTTGGAAGATTTTTCACATTATTATGAAATTCAATAATAATTTCTAATAAATAATCAGGATCTAAATCACTATCGGCCGATAATTGTGCCAACATCCACATTAGATATTTATTATTTCCTGATGGATCGCTTGCCGATATATTATCTATTAAGACTGGGTATATCTTAGGATATCTAGATCTCGCTTGCTGCTCCCGTCCTTCTGTCAGTATTTGTTCATAAATACTGATTATAAATTCGTTTATCATTGAATATAAATATTCTCTTTTCTTATAAAATAATAATTTCCTATTTTATTACTGATTTAAATCAGAAACTTTACTATCAAACATTTTCGCTATATCGTAAAATGAAAGAAATTTAATGTTTAGTCTTGGCAAATTACGAAAAATAACTCCCAGGTCTTCATCGTTTCCAAGTCCAACTCTTTCTTTGTCTGTCATATTTTTAATTATTTCTTTTATTTTTTCCATTTGGTCTTCAGATATGAGTGAATTACTGTCGGTATACCAAATCTGATTATCTGTTGTTGTTATTTTATAATAATTTCTTTGATCCCACTCTGATTTTCTTGCAGGAAGTTTTTCTATATTTTTAAATGAATCTCCAAAAGCAAATTTTATACGAAGTAATGGTGATTTTTCACCATGAATTCTTGGATTTGCTCCTAATATTTTTCCCAAATCTAATATTTTATCATGGTATTCTTCCTTGGCAGAAGAACTTGCTTTCCCTTCAATCCCAGAAATTTTATTTTCATTTGGAGAATATGTTACCACAATATGTGGAGAACCTTCTGCATTAAATAATGCAATCATTGTTCTCTCTGAATCTGTTCCCATAAGTCCAACAGAACCACAATTACCCATTATATCTGCTACTAAATCACATTTCTTGCCAACATCAATCCATTTATCACCATCTTCATATACTTTAATCGGCTTCTGATCGGTGATCAATTTCTTTCTCTCGTATTTTTGTATAGCTTCTCTGTAGGGAAGATTTTTATATGGAGATAAGTCAGTCAATTCTCCATTGGCAATATCTTCTACAATACGATTCCTATAAAAAAATGTGCAATTTTGCTTAAATAAATCTCTTATTTCATTCTTTATAAGGCGTATTTCTCTCTTTGGATCAGTGTCATAGTCGATGCCATTGTAGTCTTCCATATCAACGCCAAGATGTGCTAATTGTGCCATATAAGCTTCACGTCCAACAAGGGCAGAATTATATAAGTCTACCATATCACTCAATTTAGATGATATTTTATATGGCAGATCTTCGGCGCTAGGATTTCTATAATATTCCATTAACCACTTTCCTACAATGAATGAATGTTTTCCAAACTTTTCATTTATAATTGATGCAAGAATTGGAGGTATTCCAATATTGACTAATGATTGTTTTGATTCCAAAATCGCATATCTAATATATTGCCTAAGCGTTTTAGTCGTCGACATGAATATAAATATCACGCTTTTCTATCAAAAACAGCAAAACTATAATCACATTCATTTTTTTCATCAGCTTTATGGTTTTCAATTGATGTCATTTCCCAATTTCCATAGATATAAGGAAATCTAACATCACCATCAAACTTTCCCAAAACAAATGTCAAATATAATCTGTCAGCAAATGTCATGCCCATTTCAAAGATCTTAGAACCACCAATGATGAAACATTCATCAGTTCCCGTATCTTTGGAAGCCTTTATCGCTTGACTCATTTCATCAACAACTTGACAGCCTTCAATCTTTAATGATAAATTTCTTGATAATACAATATTTGTTCTCTTGGGCAATGGTCGACCAATGCTATCATATGTTTTTCTTCCCATAATAACCGGGTTGCCAGATGTGAGTTTTCTAAAGTAAATTAAATCAGAAGAAAGCTTCCATGGAATATCATTATCTTTCCCAATTACCTGAGTTCCTGGCACCATTGCAGCCAATATTGATGTTTTCATACTGAAACTTTTCCCTTAATCGCCGAATGAGATTGGTAATCTATTAATTCAAAATCGTCATAAACAAAATCATCAATATTCTTTATTGCTGGGTTGATAATTATTTTGGGTAAAGGCAAAGGTTCTCTTGTCAATTGAAGTTTTACTTGATTAATATGGTTTTTATAAATGTGTACATCACCAAATGTATGAACAAATTTTCCTGGCTCCAGATCACAAACCTGAGCAACCATCATCGTCAAAAGAGCATAAGATGCAATATTGAATGGCACACCAAGAAACACGTCAGCGCTTCTTTGATAAAGCTGACATGAAAGCTTGCCGTTGGACACATAGAATTGAAAAAAACAATGACATGGCGGGAGAACTTGCTGGTCAATAAATTCAGGATTCCATGCAGTCACAATGTGGCGGCGACTATTAGGATTATTTTTTATCTGATTAATAACATTTTTAAATTGATCTATTGTTCCTTTATCAAGGGTGGTGGTGGGCCAAGAACGCCACATAGCTCCATAAACAGGACCTAAATTTCCATCCTTGTCCGCCCAATCATTCCAAATTTTAACACCATTATCTTGCAAATATTTTACGTTTGTAGAACCTGATATGATCCATAACAATTCATGAATAATGCCTTTCGTAAACATCTTTTTTGTAGTTAGAAGAGGAAAATTATTAGATAAATCAAAACTCATTTGATATCCAAAAGTTGAAATTGTCCCAGTTTTCGTTCTGTCGTCTTTCTCAACACCATTATCTAAAACATATTGAAGTAAATCTAAATACTGTCTCATGATAAGGTATCATACAACAGATAAGCCCAAATTATAACTTTTTGATCACAACTTTAATATCACAGATTTTTTCCCTTTGCATATTTTGCAAATATGAAATTGATTAAAAAGAAGATATTTTCCTTTTCCATCACACTCGGGACAGACTATTTCTTTTTCATCACATTCTTCATAATCAAAATCTTCATCAAAAATGCCAGATGCCTCAAAAAGACTCTCTAGCTTATCGACCTCTTCCCTCAGTGATGGCATGTCAATAAATATTATGAACCTAACATTTTATTTTCAATCTTTATTCCAAACATCTTCCCAAGAACCTTTAAGTGTTCCTTTATTATACTCAGTTGATCTCGTTTCAAAAAAATTGCTATGTTCAACGCCATTTAAGATCCAATCAAACCATTCAAGCGGATTATCTTTAACGCCATAATTTGGTTTCAATCCAAGTTGCAATAGTCTTCTATCACAGATATATCGAATATACTGCTTAACCTCTTTTGAGGTTAGTCCTTCGATTTCGCCCATTTCAAAAGCTAGATCAATAAACTTATCTTCAAGCTCAACCATCTCGCGAGAAATATCATATATTTCTTTTTTAAAATCATCTGTCCATATATCAATATTTTCTTCAATAAATGTTCGAAAGATTTTTGTCATACCTTCTACGTGTAAACTTTCATCTCTGATACTCCATGTAATAATTTGACACATACCCTTTAGTTTATTAAATCTTGAAAAATTAAGAAGAATGACAAAACTAGAAAATAATTGCATACCTTCTGTAAATGCGGAATAAACTGCCAAAGTTTTTGCCAAACCTCTTTTATTTGTCGGATCAAACTGTTGAATATATTCATGTTTTTTTACCATTTCTTCATATTCAAAAAAAGCTTTATATTCAGCTTCTGGCATCCCTACAGTATCAAGCAACAACGAATAAGCATGTTGGTGAACGCTTTCCATATTGGCAAAAGCACCAAGCATCATTCTTAATTCTGGTTTTTTAAAAATAGGAATATACTTGTCATAATAGCCGGAACCAATATCAAGATCACTTTGTGTAAAGAATCTAAAAATTTGTGTTAAAAGATTTTTTTCACCTTTTGATAAATTTTGATTCCAATCTTTTACATCTTCATGCAAAGGCACTTCCTCAGGGGTCCAATGCATATTTTGCTGTTTATTGTAATATTCAAAAGCCCAATCATGATCAAACGGTTTGAAAAAAGATCGTTCTCCAAGTATTCCTTTTTTAGATTTCATTTTATTTACCCTTCACAGCTCAGACAGGTATTATAATCTTCAATTTTTTGTCTTTCAATTTTTATGCTAATATTTTCTGCACGATGAATAGCTTGGGAGCGACAATAATACAATGTTTTAAGACCTTTTTTCCAAGCTGCGAAATGGATATCATGCAAATATTTTATTTCTTCATCTGCTATGAAAAACAGATTCACACTTTGACTTTGACAAATATATTTTTGACGATTTGCTGCATGTTCAATGATCCACATCTGATCTAATTCCATCGCAGTTTTAAAAATTTCTTTTTCCCAGTCGGATAGAAACTCAAGATGTTGAACGCTTCCATTGTATTGAGTTATGCTTTTCCAAATAGCTTTTGTATTTTTGCCTTTTGCATCTAAGAGCTTAGCGAGAACTGTGTTTTTCACAACAAAGGAACCTGACAAAGTTTTCTGAGTGTATACATTTGCTCTCATCGGTTCGATGCTTGGAGATGTTTCGCCACATATGATTGACGAGGAAGCATTGGGAGCAACTGCCATAAGATGAGCATTTCTACGTCCCGTACCTTTCATATCATTAGGTTCGCCCTTCTCTGTTGCCAATTTTTCTGAAGCATTTAGTGCTTGCTCTTTTATATGGGAAAATATTCTATGATTTTGACCATAGGCTAAAGCACCTTCAAATGGAATATTTTTACTTTGAAGAAACGTATGAAATCCCATTGCTCCAAGACCAAGTGATCTTTCATTATATGCGCTCCATGCGGCTTTAACCAAACCTGTTTTTCCTTCGTTTGCCAATTCTTTCATTCTTAATAGTGATAATTCATCACGACTTTCTAAGAGTTCAAGTTGTTTTAGTGCCTCATCCGTAAAGATTTCAGCAATGAAAGAACTTAAAACATTATCAAGAAAACGAACAAGATCGGGAATGAAATTTGGATCTTCTTTCCATTCATCAAACTTTGCCAAATTAACTGACGAGAGACAACAAACAGCTGTTCTAAATTCATTTGTAACGAGTTCTATCTCGCTACAAAGATTGGATTGATGAATTTTTAATCCTTTTTGTTTTTGTGTTTCGGGTAATTGATTGTTTGCGTGATCAATAAAATGGATATAAGGTTCTCCAGTTTGCATTCTCGTTTCAAGAATCATTTCCCATAATCGTTTTGCAGAAACTGTTTTAATAACTTTTTTACTATTCGGATCAATTAAATTCCAACTATCATCAACATCTGGATCCTTCATGCATTTTTCAATTAATTCCATGAAGTCATTTGTTATATTTACGGCATGATGAAGATTTAAACTTTTACGATTAGAGTCTCCACCTGTGGGTTTCCTCATTAGAATAAATTCTTCAATTTCTGGGTGATTAATGTTACTATACGCGGCATAGGATCCTCTCCGTGTATTACCTTGGCTGAATGCAAGCATTTGAGAATCAACGACATGCATAAATGGAATTGATCCGGTTGATCGAACTCCATTTGATGTTTTAGATCCGTCAGAACGAACACCGCCCCAATATCCTCCTATTCCGCCACCACCAGATGCCAACCAAATATTTTCATCATAATGTTCACTCAAGCCTCGGCGGCTATCATCAACATAAGACAGAAAGCACGATATTGGACTAGCACCATTTTTTGTTCCTCCGTTTGACAAAATTGGTGTCGCATACATGAACCACAAACGACTAGCATAATTGTAAATTCTTTGAGCATGTTCCTTATCATCTGCAAATGCTATTGCTGCTCTTGCAAATGATTCTTGTGGTGATTTCTCTTCAGGCATCAAATACCTGTCATTGAGTGTAGCTCTGCCAAATAAAGTGATATTTTCATCGCGAGAATAGTCTATTGTAATTCCAAGGTAATCTGCCATAAATTAAGTCCTTAGGTCCCTTCGTCAAATTAAGTTTTGATCTGAAATAAATATGAATTCAAAGTTTTGATATCAGAAATCTTTTCTATCTTTTCTTAACTTTTCTTGAAGTCGTTGTTTTAACTCGTTTTCTTGATCTTCATCCGATTTAGATAAAGCCGCATATTGTTCTTCAGTAATCACTGTAAATCTTGATGTTGTTTTATCGACATGCATTGGAAGAATATCTCCATCACGTCCATCACGAACTTTGGCAGTGAAGCCTTTCATAATTCCTTTTGCTTTATCTTGTGGGCGACATGCACCAGTAAATACAAAATCTGGAACATCTAATTTTCTATAAGATTCACTCATGTTTTCGCCTGTTACAATTTCAGCAGAAGAACCTTCTTTATTTGACTGAGATGCGCTCCACACGGCACAATTAAATTCACGAGCCATATTTCGACAATCTCTATAAATTGATTTAAATTCATGACGAGATGATGTACTATCAAACTTTTTAATTGAAGACATTTCATCGGCATAATCGATAACAATAAGATCAGGTTTGAAATTTTTCTTGATTCCTAATTTTTGAATGTATGCACGGAAAGTATTTGTGGTCGCCTGTCCAGACGGAAACTCTTTAATAAAAAGTCTTCCCATTCCTTCTTTGTTGTCTTTATACCATCCATTAACTTTATCTCTATTTCTTGATATCTCTCGATTATTGATTCCGGTGAACCAACCATCATATCGTCGACCAACTTTGGTCTCTGACATTTCAAGAGTAATGTGAAGAACATTATATCCGTTAAGTACAGCATTAGCTCCAATCTGAACAAGCCAATGCGATTTTCCCGCTCCAGGTGCCGCCACAAAAATTCCTAACTCACCACGTCCTAGTCCACCATCCAGCACCTCATGACGATCAAGCTCTGGTACACCCGTCGGGATCGGATCTCTTTGCACATCAACAAAACGAGATTCTATATCCTCTTCAAAATCATGACCAATTGATGTTTCTTCCCCAGCCATTAATGCTTTTTTCATTACATCAATAACTTCATCGTAATCATTCTCAATAATTAATTCTGTTGAACGATATAAAGCTTCAGTCATTGCTTGCTTTTTACAAAAGTCAAGCGCTTTACTTTTCACATATGGTAAATCTCTTAGATCTGGTTCTTTTTTAGTTTTCTTAAGAAGTTTTATTGCCCTCGTAAGTAATAATCCATCAAGAGATGCTTTACCTTCTAATTTGTCTTTTATGATTGAAGCTATAATCGGAATTGTAGGAAAGGTTCTATATTCTGCAAAATAATCATAATATGTCTTAACTAAGAATTGAAAATATTCAATTTCAAAATATTCAACTTTTATAATTTCTTGCATTTGTTCCGCCCAAGCAAAGTCTATAAACAGTGCCTGTACAACGCGCTCTTGGAAGGCTTCACCATAATCGGCGAAGGATGGCTTATCCGTTCTTGTGGTCATAAATTGTCCTTTTTATTATGAATAAACCAGATATGAAAAACAATTGCACAGTCTCTCAATATCAAGTCCATCCATTTCTAGATCTAAGTATCTCTTGAAAAATTTGATCTTAGACCACTTTGGTTTAAAATCATTGATGATTCTTGTAACCTCTTGAATTTGTTCAAAAGAAAGTAATGCATTATCTAATTTCATTATTTTCATATTTCTTCGAACTAATTCTTCGCTCTGGACTATATTCTCGTACATCACAAGCGGTTTTTTATCATTTAATACGTGTTCTTTACTTTCTTCAATAATGTCATTAATTGTAATATCATTAATAAAATCAAATCTTTTAGACAAGCTTTTAAAGCCAACACGTGGGACACCTGGGATATTATCCGAGGAGTCACCATTAAATGCTTTTGCCACACAAAAATTATCTGGTGTTATATTATATT